GAAGCCACTGGTGCCACTCGTTCCACTAAAGCCAGAGGTTCCACTGGTGCCAGAGTAGCCGGAGTAACCAGAGGTGCCACTGAAGCCAGAGGTGCCACTGAAGCCACTGGTGCCACTGTCTCCAGAGGTGCCACTGAAGCCACTGGTGCCACTCGTTCCACTAAAGCCAGAGGTGCCACTAAAGCCACTGGTGCCAGAGGTGCCACTGAAGCCACTGGTGCCACTGTCTCCAGAGGTGCCACTAAAGCCACTGGTGCCACTGAAGCCACTATACCCAGAGTAGCCACTGAAGCCAGAGGTGCCACTGAAGCCACTGGTGCCACTGAAGCCAGAGTAGCCAGAGTAGCCACTGATGCCAGAGGTGCCACTAGTGCCAGAGGTGCCACTGGTGCCAGAGGTGCCACTGAAACCAGAGGTGCCACTGAAGCCACTGGTGCCACTGAAGCCAGAGGAGCCAGAGTAGCCACTGATGCCAGAGGTGCCACTAGTGCCAGAGGTGCCACTGGTGCCAGAGGTGCCACTGAAACCAGAGGTACCACTGTAGCCAGAATAACCAGAGGTACCAGAGCCACTGAAGCCAGAGGTGCCACTGTATCCAGAGTAGCCACTGAAGCCAGAGGTACCACTGGTACCAGAGAAGCCAGAATATCCGGAACTGGCCCTGACTCTTACGGCTGAAAAGCTGATTGGTGGCATATTATTATTCGATTGTCATGATGCCTGAGTAGTTGCTGCCACTACTCGTCGGAGTACACTCAATAAAAATAGCATCATATTGGTTAATCGTCAATCCGCTAAATGTGTAAACACTTGTAGTGTTTAGTACAACACTCTGAGTGACTGTGCTCGTTAGAGAAGTCGCAGCTGAGAATGCTGAACCATCAGCAGATCTAAATATCTGGATAGACGTGTTGTTTCCGCCACCACTAACTCCACTCTGCCGAAGATAGACAGAGATCTTGTTTAAGGATGGGGACGTGACGATGAAAGCCGCGTCTGAAACAAGTGAAGATGACGAGTCTGCCGACACAACAAAGGAATTAAAATAGAAAGGAAGAGCGTTTATTCTGTCTGCACCAATCACAAATTTTGATGTCGAGACTGATGGAGTTCCACTGAAGCCAGAATACCCACTGTACCCACTGAAGCTGTTTTCAACTATTATGCCTCTCCAGTTGTGGAAGAAGGCCGCTGTGGTAGACACCGCCACAAGAACGGGCTTTGAAACGGCACCCAACTGACTGACGTCAGTTGTCGAATAGGTGCCTGGAGTGTAGAGGTCCAAGTAATAAACAGTGCCGGGAACTAGTCCAGACAAGCCTAGGATTTCACCCTCTGTAAGATAAACAAAATTGTTTGAGTCAATTACTTGATAAACTATGCCTACAACTTCAGCATTTTCTGGAGTATCGGCTAAAGCAGGTAAGTAGTCGGTGCCATTGAAGCGGATAATTTCTCCAAGGGACAGACCATGTGATGGCTGATTAACAAGTATGGTCTGATTGGAGCTTGAACCTGAAAATCCTGAATAGCCTGAATAGCCACTGACTCCACTGGTGCCAGAGTAGCCAGAATAACCTGATGTTCCGCTAAAGCCACTGGTGCCAGAGTAGCCAGAATAACCTGATGTTCCACTGAAGCCACTGGTACCAGAGTAGCCACTAACCCCTGAGTAACCTGAGTAACCTGACTCACCCATGCCATTCTCAACAATGACACCACGCCAATTGTGAAAATAAGCCTTGGTGGCAGTGATGGCATCCATCAACGGTTTCGACACCGCGCCGTACTGAGAAACATCCGTTGTGGTATACGCTCCTGGGACATAGAGGTCTAGAAAGTAGGTGTACCCAGGAATTAGCCCGGAGAGTCCTTCGATCTCACCTTCAGTAAGAAGGTTGAAATTGTCTGAGTCGATTATTATACAAACTATGCCAACAACTTCGGCATGCTCAGGAGTATCAGCCAGGGCCTTTACATAGTTTGTGCCATCAAATCTAACAATGTCACCCACGACAAAGCCGTGGGAAACTTGGTGGACTTCAATAAACGTGGTGCTTAGTCCAGAGTAACCGCTGGTGCCAGAGTAACCGGAGTAACCCGATTGGCTTGACCCGGATGTGCCAATATTTACCCAAACGCCAGAGACCTTTAGCCAAACTAGATAAGAGGAGTCAGACTCATAGAATCTGGCTCCGTCGATGACGTTTAAGGGTTTAACGTCAGACGAAAGACCTACAAACGTATCTCCGGCGTAATGCTGAACTGCCACAGGTTAATTACACTTCGACAATACCTCATTTACAACCACCGCCGGGTTGACAAAAGACTCCAGATCATGAGCACAATCATGCCAAAAGCCAAATTGGTCCGGCCTAAGGTAGGACCGATCCTTCAAAATGTTTGTATTTTGTGGGTAACCAAAAATGGATGGGTCTGAGCGAGACCACACAACCACCCCAGATTTTTTAGTGTGGGAACAAAGGTGTGGGAAGAAATTATCCACAGACATCCATGTCTTACAGCTTGGATCATCAACCATTCTGGTTAACTCGGCCAAACTAAGGCCAAAAGCTGGTTTGGCCCCATTAAGCAAAATTTCTCCGAACAATCCAATCTGTACTATGGGGTGGCCCATCGACACGAGCACATCTACCACGACTTGCCAGTGGTGGTAATTTTTGGGGTTGGTGGCCCCAGTGCGAAGTTTAGACGAGTAGGGTGAAAGTATAATCATACATCGTGCATGGTTCTAAAAGCTTCAACAAGCGACTTGTTCCAATTTCTGCTTATCATGAAATTGTAGATGTTATACTTTCCAATGTCAGGGTCTAACTTGATTGCATCAGCTATGCTAATGGTTGTCTCATTTACAAAAACTTGTGGATAACAGACGGACAGAATGAGTTTCTTGCCAAGGTTATCTGCTTTTTTCTTGATATCTGGCCACACGTGAGAAAAGGCAAGGTGGTCACCCAGGCCGTTGTCGAGGACCACAAGCCAGTAGTCATTAAATTTGACTCCATGGTCTGAAGCCCACGAGTCAAAAACTGTCTCATCAGTCTGCCACAATGATGTGTCATTAAATAGCCTGATGCCACCCTGAGGATCTCTTAAGTGCCAAGTTATGGCATCACCAACCACGGCAAGTTTCCACCCTCTCAAGACCATTTCGTGTGAAAAAATGGTCTCCTCTCTGTGACCTACAACAGAAAGATTTGTGGGATAGCCATGCTGAGCGGCCTCTTTCCTAAAGAGAAAAGTGTTGTGAAGGTGCTCAACACTTTGAATGCCAGAGAATCTGTACCACTGCACATTTTGACGACACTTTACGTCACTGATTAACCCGGAAGCTGAGATGTCCAGTGAGTGTGGTGTCAGCCACGGAAAATGGACCAGGGGTGCAACAGCACCCACACCCTCGTCCATGTGGCCTAATAAACATTGAAGTACATTGGGTTCTGCCGAGTTGTCATCGTCCACCCTCCAGATAAAGGTTGTTTCAGCCATGTCAATGGCCTTTTGGTGATTCAAGACTTGACCACGTCCCTCACCCTTTACAACATCAACCTGGCATCCTTTCTGAGACAAAACATTGAAAAGGTGACTGTAGACACTATCATTGAAAAATTCGCCACCATCACCATCATCAAAAATGATAAGCCTTTGAGGAACCACTGACTGCAATGATATTGACTGGATCGCCAGAGGTAGTGTGGTCTTGTACCGTCCTCGTGTGGATATGTGGGCTGTGACTGGGGTTGTTTGACGAACAGGAGGTACCTTGGAGAAAACTACTCCTGGACTAAGAATAATGGCTGTGGGTTCGGGCTGTGCATTCAATGTGTGGCCACCCTTGTGGAAGATCTGGAAGTCTCCAGTTAGGTAACCATTGGCCGACTTGACGTCACACGTTCTTTTGATAGCATAGCCGCTTTTTTGGGCCCTTTTGCACCAGTCAATCTCGTAGTCTCTGTACGGAAAATCTTCAGACAGTGGACCCACTTTGTTCCAAACTTCTCTGGACAGGGCAGCGCAGAAAAAATGAATGTAATCTGTGCCATTCTTGTTGAGTTGAAGGGGACCACAGACAGCTATTTTTGAGTCCACCACCAACTCTTTTAACTGGTCCAGCCACCGTGAAGGTGGTTGTGGAAGAAGTAAGGCATCATCATGAAGAATTACCACATATGGGTTGCTAGTCTCACTTATGCCCTTGTTAATGGCAGAAGCAACTGTTCCATTGTGTTGAATCCACTTTAGCCACGACACTCTGGGCTGTGTTGGACCAACGGCCACAAACTTAAGCTGGCCGTCCGTTGCACGAGTGTTAGCCTGGATGGATTCACACAGTTTTTCAAGTGCAGACCCAACACACTTTGTAGGGATGATGATATCGAACATGCTATACGATGACAGAAGAAAGAATAACTTCTCCACCATCGCGGCTCTTGGCCTTCCAAATTATTGTCTTGTTCGGACTTGATCCAGATGAGTACACCCATGAAACAAAAGAATCATCACTAGGCGTGGCTGGTGTGGATTGTGCAATTATCTTGAGAATGTCCAGAGTCGTGGTGCCAACGAAATGCGGGTCATGTGCTACAAGGACCTCCACACTGTTTGCGTTTGAGATCAGGTTTATATTCTCACCGGCCTTTATTCGTCTGAAAAGTAAGACGGTGCCTGAGAGTGAGTCATACAGGCCCTGTCCATCCGCGCCGGTGCCCATATTTTGAGCACCTGTGATTGTTCCACCCCCGCTAATTGTGACCCATGTTGTACCGTTCCAGTAGTAGGAAGCGTAGCCAAGATCACTTCTAATGACACGATAGCCCACATGGGTGGTAGTTGGGAATGATGTTACTACGGGGAGTTCAGCTTGTGCCCAAGTACCTGGAATACCGGATGCTACGCAATACCAAAGTCCGCGTATGCCATCGACCCAAACTGCATTGACGTAGTGTTGGCCAAATGTGGGTGGTCCAACCACACTGTTGGGCTGTCCTCCCACACGAGTGGGTTGACGACTAAACCCAGGACCCTCATTTATGATGAAGAAATTCTGCCACAGAACTTGCTTAAGGTCTGCAGCATTTCTGGGGTCTAGAAGCGTGCTAGGATAGAATGGAGCCGTGGGCAATGACATACTAGTAGGTGTATGTGACTATTGTCTGAGCCGGGAAGACCGACCGTGTGGAATTACGCAATGCATAGACTCTGATGTCTATGTCCTGGTAGGAGCCAAAGGAACTTAAGATATCATTTGAAGTTAGAACCAGCACACTTACGCCAGAACCAACATCAATAGTCTTGACGAGTGTGCCATCAAACTTGCGCAACTCAACAGCAGATCCTGGAACAGTGCCACCATCATTGGTAAGGGTCCACTGAAGCGTGAGTGTCTGGCCTGAGGAATATCGAGGATTATTTCCGTCACCATTCACAATAAAATTAGTGGGTGTCAGAGGAGGCGTTGTGGCCGTGTAGATTCTCCAGGTGAAGTCTCGCACATCTGTCCCACTTGCAGAGGTGGCCGTGAGGTGTGAGGCTGTGATTCCAGCAATTTGAGGTGTGCCTAAAACAGTGCCACTGATTAGTGTAAGGCCTGAAGGAATTTCATCCCATGAGAACGTGGCCACTGTGGGTGACATGGCGTATGCACGATAGCTAAAGGCCACACCCACAGTGCCATCAACGACTGTCTTGCTAGAAATAAGCACTGTGGGTATGGACATAGAGTCATAGGAACCATAGGGGTCAGAAGCGGTAAGAGTGCCAGTCAACAGGGTTCCATTGGGGTGTACGATAATTGGATTTGAGTTCAGGTTTGTGATTGGGTCGGAGACACTTGTCATTGCCCAGGAGTAAGACAACAGATCATTGTCTTGATCAGTAACAATGGCCTGTATCGTTGTTGCAACACCCGGCTCAATGTTGTCAGGGGACAATATGTCAAAACGTTGGATTACTGGGGCATGGTTCCCTATCAGAGTCACAGACCCATATAGTAACACTGGGTCACCCACTGTGGGAGTGATTGTCAACTTGACTCGTCGAGAACCTGCAGTTTGATTGGCTATAGATGGAAGCAAAAGGGTGTTTTGGTAGACACCTCCACTCAGATTTTGAGTCAAACCCACACTGGTGTACCCACCTGATATGGGTGAAAAACCCGTAACGCTAGAGAAGTCAGATAACACCCAACCTTCAGCTGTCAAGAAGTCCCAAGCAAATGTTGGAGTGCTACCACCATTTTGGTCAGTGGCCCGGCAAGTAAAGCGCACAGTGCTGTTGTTGCCAATTCTTTGAGATTTGGGTTGAGAAACAACTGCTGCAATAATGGGCTTAAATGGCAGAGCTCGAACATCAATGTCTAGTAGTGTTGTGCCACCATTGACATCCACAGCATGTAGAACTTTCGTAGCACTTGTGGCCACACTAAATGGAAGATTAAAAGTGCCTTCTGTGGTTCCGTAGCTCAGGGTACTTATCGTTGTGGGTGTGACACCATCCAACCAAACTAGGATGGGTGAAGCAGAATTTGGATCTGAGATTGTACCCGTTAAAGTTGTAGCGTATGTGGGTGGTAAGTCATTGTTGGACAGAGTGGCTGACTGAATCACAGGGGGTGAATTCACTACAATTGAATCAGTCACATTTGTGGATTGGCCCCACTCGTTTGCAACTGTACAGGTCCAGGGAAGGGTGCCACCCTGGTTGACGACTTTCTGGATGGTCCCAGCGCTAGAAGTTTCTACTGAGTTGTCCCAGAAATTCCAGATGTAAGACACCGCCCCTGAAGCCACAACGTCTATTCCAAGGCCGTAGCCAACTTGAATGGGTGTTGTGCCTGGTGACAACGTTTGAGTGTGAGATGAAATTGAAGGTGCCGATGTAGCAGAAGGGTTTGTAAGCACTGTGGACCCAGCATAACTTGGGCTCAGCATCACTCGGCTGACCTTATTGTCTGTGGACATGGTCAACAGCTCTGACAAGGTGTAAGACTCCTCAACGCCTCCAACGCTTGGGTTTATGTTGGCCTCATGCTCCCACGCATAAATGGTGCCGGTGCTTGTGACTTCAGCCAACCACCCACCTGGCGTCAAGTTGCCCAAAGAAGTTGTGCCACTAGCTGTTGTGGATACCTCAACTAGTGAAACACCTGGGCCAACCCTATAAACTTGTGTCTTAAGCCGGTCAATTTCAATGCCGTCAACAACCAGCTGGTAGGTAATGCCTCGAGTGGGATCATCGACAATACCACCCCAATAAATCTGTACAAGCCATGGAGATGATATGGCATTGTTGACGTAGAAATCATAGTATGTTTCCTCAGATGTTGAGTTTGGAGACAACACCATGGGGAATGTAATATTCTGGCCGATGGTGACCTCGACATCAAAACCTTCAAATGTTCTGGCAACTTGCCCATGATTGTGGGCTGTAACACGTAGACGATAGTGACCAACGTCTAGATTGGCAGTTGAGGCCGTGGATGACCACATCAACTGGCCTGTGGAGTACAGAGATGGACTGCCATCATACAAGGTAGACGATTCTGTTGGAATCCAACCCTCACTTCCTGTAAAGGTTTTTAGGCCATACTCATGGCGATACAGATAAGTTATGGGTGTGGTGGTGTCAGTAGTACCCGTGGAATAAACGACATCACTTGAATTTACGGACAATTGGGTAGTTCCATTTGTAAGGACAGTAACTGCACCTGATGGATACTCATTTAATGCATTGATTGGAACTGGAGTTACAGTAAATGTGGGTGACGAAACATACCCACCAACGCCTAACTGGTAAATGGTTCCACTGTCACCTTCAATCCAAATACGGTCCACTAGAGGGTTGGTGTAGTTGGCAGGATTTGGCCAAGGTGAAACTGTTCCAGTGGCCTCGGTGGACACCACTCCGCCTGTTCCAGAGAATGGAGCCGACACGATTCTGACATAGCCAGCAGAGGTATCAGCCAGCCATTCAGGGTTTATGCCGCTTGGTAACCCGGTATTTGGCGAGACTGGGTCCCTGTTGATGGCACTTGTGGGCAGAAAGGCCTCACCAAGGCGTCGTGGAAGAGTTGGAAGAACTCCACCAGCCAAACCTACGAGATTGCGTCCAGAGTCAGCAATGAAGCGCCCCTGGACGTCATAGTTGGACACGGGTAAAAGGTTGCCAGGATACTCGGTGATTGTTCCAAGACTGGTCACCGTGGTTGTTCCACCCGATGTTGAAGTGAACTGACCTGTTACTTCCACAAGATTAGACTGTGGCTGCAGATCAGAGGCAACAAACCCACTGGCCAGTACTCTAAGAAACCACCGATCCCCTGTGGTTGATATTTCAACTGGCGTGGGTTGTGTGGCCAACTGTGTGGCCACCCCACTTGGTTGATAAAAAGTAGTTACATCACTGGACAGTTTGAACGTGGACCAAAGCTTAAAGTCCTGGAGGTAATACTCTGCATCAGTTGACACAGACAAAAAGTCAAGTGTGTCCGTATAAACAGAGATTGGGCTTACGCTGTATGATGTATAAGTGCTATTAACGCCAGTGACCAGCGTGGCATTCTTTTGGCGAATGCTGATAAAGGAAAAACTGGAAACGGTTAGTGTAGCTTGTAGTACTCCACTGTAGTAAACGGTTAGTGTTGAGATACTGGCCATCTTTACAACCAATGGGCCCATGGACAAGATAGTCTGCGTGGAGACGTAAGCATTGGGCTTAAACCAAAAAGCTAGGGTAAATTCATTCAGAAGTGGATCAATGCTTATGGAAGCTTCCAAGCCATGGCAGTATGTAACCCAACCTCGGTTAGAATCCCAAACACGATCTTGAGGTATAAGACCCGTGACAGTCATTTGACGAATCACTGGATACACACAGTTGATATCGAGATCTTCGTCTGGGTGTGCATTAAATGGTATCCATGCACTCAGACCACTTTGCATGGAAGCAGAAAAAGTGCGTTCTGGGCAGGCTAGAAGTTGGCCATACCGTATGCCAACATAGTATTGGTTGTTGCCACTGTACGCAATGGTTGGTAATGGATTCTGGCCCGAAAGCCCAGTAAATCTGAAACGATATGGGAATGTACCTTGAAGAAGATACACGCCGTAACTCAACCCACTATTTGAGTCAGCACTTGCAACAAATTTTCCAGGGAATTTTTCCTCATTGCCATAGACAGGTTCCAGATCACGATCAAGAATTTCACGTTCAAGTGGGCGAGTCCACTCATTGACGTCTGGATAAAGTGTTGGACGACTTCCAAATTCTGATAAGGTACCAAACTGGTCTTCAGGACGAGGTAGAAAACCAATAGTTCCTGCTTGTTTCTGGGCCGTTGTAGGCTCAGTGCGTATGGTGCCACTGTCTGTCAACAGCCAATTAGCAACTACGACGTTTCCAGACGGAAATTGTGCAGGGCGTGTGGCAGAGAATACACCGGTGTAATAATTTAAGTCAGTTGAAACGGCCCCATAAGACTCAGTTCCAGAGAATGTTACTTGGTTGGGATCACCTTGGCTGGATTGGCCTGTCAACACTACCGTCTCATATGGAACCAGTTGGTAGGTGGTTACAGATGACGTGGCCATGAACACTGGCGTTGCTGGATACCAAGGTGCAAAGAGTGAGTCTTGCGATTCAACCTGGTACTCAGTACCCACAATAGTGTTAAATGTAATGACCAACTCTGGACTGATAGACAGCGTGGGTGAATCATCACCAAAGGAAATGACTCGGAAAAATTGAGTGTCACTGGGAACACGTACGATGGTTAGTGTTGCAGTTCGTGGATAAATGGGTCCTGTAATGGTACCTGACAGTGATGATGTCTCGTCGTAGACAAGCGCCTGGTTGAAATACTCAGCATAGCCGATGGCGTCCTCATACAAAACGCCAGTACTGAATTGGCGAATATACCTTGTGGATGGCTTTACAGAGTTTAGTATGACGTCAGTCTCTGCGGCAAGATTAGTAAGCCACCGGGTATCAACTTGCTGGGTATTTCCAGCCACCTCTGTGGTTCCACTGAACGGAAAATATGGAGGTGACGCCACAAGTGAACCACTGCCAACTTGTTCAATAACACTGGGGTTTGGTTTTACTGGAACTGATCTGGCATTGATTGTGACCTCTTTTATAGCCAGGGCTAGGTTGTAGTAGCTGGTACGGTACTTTATGCTGGAAAGTCTGTCAAAAATTGTGGCCTCAAAATCACCGTTTGAATAGTATGGAACGGTCCCATCTGCTGCAGTTCCAGCCACATACACGTTAGAAGCCAATGTGTATGTGAAGCTCGTTGAGCTGGTAACTGTTATGACGTAGAGGCCAACGTAGTCAAAGGGAGTAACATTGCTGATAAAAACATAGGACCCGGATGTAAGACCATGCGGCTGGTAGGTTACTACCGTGGCAATGGATGGTGTTACATCTGATGTGTTTATAGTGGATATTACATTAGGTACGCTCTCGACTACTATGGACAAGCCATTAAAAGACACACCCTCAGCCAAACCCTCTACAGACAGTGTATCAGAAAGTTGTGCAGCGGCTTCAACATTTGGCTTACCACCACTCAGGGTGTAGATTCCAGCAATGGGTTGGGTGATCTGAAGCCAAATCGAAGAATCTTGTGAAATGATTACACTGCCCTCATTTACAGTGATTCCAGAGGCCAAGTTACCATTGGCTCCCTTGTTGAAGAAAGTCACTGATGTTCCGTTAATGGCTCCCACCTCCAGGGTTCCGGCACTGTAGAGGGTGACCAGCTGTCCAACACTCATCCAGGATGAATCAGTGACAGTGGCCAAAACACTTGAATCGATGGCAGGCATCAAAAATGAGGCGCTGACAAGAGATGTTGGAGGGGCGGTGGTAGTGCTGGCTTTGACTAAAAATGTTCGACCCGTTGAGGACACCACGACGTCGCCCAAATTGTAGGTGGACGCTTCTGTGTAAACACCCCTGAAATTGGTAAGAGTAAGGCCATCAATCTTCCACTTTACATAGGGATTGGCTCCATTGGCCTGAGAAAGGAAGTTTGTGGTATTAAGCAGGCTTAGCCGAGTGGACCAAGTATAGAAAGGCCCATCACGATAGGACAGAGGGTCATAAAACTCAGTAGTTTCAATGGTAGGCTCCACCAAGGTGGTCTCGGAGAAATCGTTGTTGTTAATATTTAGGCCAACGTCCAATGGATTTCTTGGGGTGAGTCTTCCCCACAGTGGATTGACGTGCACTGAGTCAAAACCGGCTAAAAGTCCAGCGACCTCAATTGACTGAGCTGTTCCCTTTATTGGGAGGCGAGAGAACTGACTGGCCACAAGATCCGCATTCCGTGTATCATCCGCGTTTGAGGTGGGAAAGATGACACCAATGTTATTGGCCAGGTAGCCAATCATGGGTGAGTATACCGTCTTGAACGGATCAATGACCGTTTCAACCGAGGAGATGACCGATGGATCAATGGCCAAAACATCTCCCATCCACGCTTTGGCTTCGTCCTGTGTGAGGTTGCCAGATTCAAAAGCTTGGTAAGTCTTGTCTGACTCCAAGTCAAAACTTAAAACAGTGCGGGTTACATTTAGACCAAACTCGTCCGTATAGTTCGTAGCAACACATGTGCCAGGAATTGGGTGGCCTGCGAATGGGTCAATGAGCTTGTTAATGTAGGAAATGTAGGCCCGGATGTCATCTGCGTGATCTTGGAAGCCAGATAATGTCGCATGCAACACCCCAGTGGTGTCAAGCTCCATGACTTTCGTGGGTATCAAGTCAACGAAAAAATTCTCCGGTAGTACAGAAACGGCCATACGAGTTAACTATCTTTTAAGTCCAGTTCTTGGTTATGTCGAAATTTTGCCTCTCGCAACTGTCACCTGACACCGGCAACTGTCCCGCCGTCAATAGACTCAGCGATACGCATGCATTCTGGCATACCCAGAACACCCACAACCCATGGTAAATTGGTGTTCTGGGTTTTATTTTCCCCATATACCTCGCAAGCTTGAGTGGTCATAACCACTGGAGAAGAACCAAACCTCTCCGTATGAAATACCAAGCTGTGATAGGGAGCTCGCTAGTGGAAGAGTTGCCTTATACTTTGCATTCACTCCTTAGTGCTTTGGTGCTAACGATGTTTCCGCTGCTAACTGCAGCAGGCTCTGGCTCTCCCTGTCTGGTTGTCTACCTTCCTATAGGGAGAGTCTTATCTACTCCCTGTTAAGTGAGTAAGATTATGCAACAATCCCCTGACACCACCCATCCTCTCGGGGGCCGCTATCTCTGCCAGAGATGATTCAAGCTGTGGACCTCATTCGTGACTTCATGGCCCAGAGAGTGGGCCTCAACTGCTCAGACAGCGGGCTGCTTAACTTGTTCCATCGTGGAAGCTTCGACATCTTGGTCAAAGCAGTGGACACCCACATGGTCCGTGGCTTTAATGCCAACAGGTCGTACATCTTGGCGAGGGAGGTGGGTGCACCCTCAATCATCCAGCTTCAGATCCAATTGGGTCCCATCCACAGTGCCACTCACATGGACTACCTCTTGCCTCAACGTGGTGATGATCCAGTGGTACTCTTTATCAACGTGTTAAAGGACTATTTCCATGGCAATGATAATTTCTTCATTCCTAGTGGTGCTCAGATTGAATGGGGTGCCATACAGGCTTTGCTGGGTGAGTAGTTACCCCAGTGACTGCTAAACAAGCCATAGATAGGACTGTAACTAGGAGGGATTTCAACCTCCCTGCCAACGCTATCAACGGATTACTGGCCTTGCTCTCTGTACAAGACCCCTTCCTGGAGAAACCAGAGGAGACTTATGAGATGATTGAGGACTTTGTTATTGACAACTTGGACTTACTACTGGACCAGACTATCCCCATGGCTACAGACGCTGTTAGTAGGAACAGCCAGCAATCTGAGAGACCTGACAGACCTCAGATCCTTCCCAACTTGGATATCTATATTCAAACTATGACCATGATGGCAGCACTTACCATGGTTAACAGAATCATCAATCTTTCTGGCGCTAAAGACATGGTCCTTCAACGGTACTCAGAAGGTAGCATACGTGATCATGTGATTACAAGAGTCAAAGCAAAAATTAAAGACATGGGATTTCACGCAACTGGACCGCTATTAGGACAGCTAAAAAAATCATTGCCAGCGTGTTGGAATCAGATGACTTGCCCATGGAACTGGGCATTGAGCTTACCTTGTTGGGTGATCCATTCCATGAGGATCCAAAACTTAACCTGGAGAAATACAAGCTTCTGTGGTCCCATGTCAAAAGCCAGATGCCTAAGATATGGAGGGGGGTCGCAGAAGAAATCGAACACGCCCGTGACATGTACAGTAAAGGAACCCTGAAGGTTCCACCCCACCCGTGGGCTGGCAACGTTTCCATGGAGTATGCGCTTGAACAAAAGATGAAAAATGACTTCATCAGCCGCTCATATGACACCATGCACCACTTGGTCGATGGGGTTGGCATGACCTCCCTGGGTGATTGTGACATGAAAACTTTCCACGATATGGTTGAGATCATGCAGGACGACGCACACGACTTTTACCACATGCCCAAATGAGCACCACCAAATACACCAACAAACTCCTGGGTGTCACTGAGGCAGATGATAGCCTGCTCAATGATGTCTTGTATGGTCGTACCTTTATGGATGACCGGGAGAAGAAGCAGGCTGCATGGAAGGCCTTTGTAGGCATGGACCTGGACGCCATTCTCAAGCAAGCCACCGGTTTAGATAACTTGGAGAAATTCAAGGGGACTTGGAAGGACAGTGACCATTGGGATGAACCTGGCACTGATGAGCGTGCCCAGTATGAGGAGGCCATGTACCCGGCCTTGGACATCTACTACCCAATTGAGGCTAGAAACACTGATGTGTATCTCAGACTCAGAGGCAAGGTGCAAAGGGCGGTTAATTACAAATTGTACGATTTGGGCTTTGATGAGAAAAAATTGGGGTGGAACCCAGAAACGGGGAAAGATGTCATGGGCCAGATAAGAGGCCACATCGAAGGATATGTCAAGGGGTGGGTCAGTTACCGCCGCCTGGACGACTATGACGCAATGGAGGTACTTTACAGATGAAGATCACCCCAGAGGACATTATGTGGGGCATGGACCCATTCAAGGAAGACTTGGTTCTGGGGTTCAAGAAACTGCCCAACAAGGACCAACTCTTGCTCAAGGCAATCAAGTATGCCCTCTACCACCGTGGCTTCACCGGCAGTTTGGACGCGCCTGCCACCGCTGGACTAAAGAAGTTCATGTCATCAGTGGGAGTGGACCACGGACCAGATTCCGACACACACCACTGGACACAGAAGGCTAACGACTTTGAAAAGTTGTTAAAGCAAAAAAACTTTGCCAGAGACGTGGTTGATGAGATGATGGTGGACTCATCCCTGCAAATGGAGAGGGACGGTTACACTCAACTTGAGAACTACCACATTCCTGACGAACTGATGCGGACCATAATCCAGTGGACCATGGCTGAGCTAGTGAGGCTTGGAATCCTACCTGACAGTGAGGAACTTAACAGAACGATAAGGGAAGTCTACCTGCAATGAGCACCAAACAGGAGTGGAGAGCACGCAGCCACCAATTGGGTGGACGACATGGCCTTCAGTGTGGCATGCTGGTGCCGTCTGGCAGTGCGGCTCACGTGGTGGTAAACATCGGCGGTTCACAGGTGAATCTTGGAGACCATGCCTTTCACAAGCACTTTATGTGCACTAGTGACTTCATGTACGCGTCAAGCCCCACATGGACCATTTGCAACCACTACGTGGATGTGGGTGGACTCTTGCCCGCGGGATTTGTGACTGAGACACTGGTGCCAAATATCATGGGGAAAAACATCGAGGACATGTCCCTGTTCCCACTAACATACATGGCCGCCAATACACCACCCGATAATAGGGGCCTGGCCTCCGTCTATGTTCGGGTTTCCAGCCCAGGAGAGAACGCAGCAAGCACAGCTGAATTGAAGAAAAGTTTTAAACTGAAGTGGCCCACTTATGCGGGTGATGAAGAGAATTATGAAGAGAATTTTGATGGGTGGTTGCAGGATGAATTGCGAATGGAGCCCGTGGACTTAGACTTGGAAACCCTAGTGGAATCCCTTGAGGAGCAGTATGGTCTCGTGGTTCCCCTGAAAGAAATCATGGGAAAAATTGCATACACCCTTTGTAAGGTCAGTGGAAAAGCCCTGGAAAATTGTTGGGCCTATGTTGAGGGAACCCAGTATGAGAATGAGTACATCAAGATACTCACAGGTGGTGACATCCTAGACAGCCAGATTAAAGGGTTTACTTCCAAAATCCTAGGTGATTAGGTTCTTTATTGTCTATGGACAAAAAGCAAAAGCACGCCATCCACCTCCCCAATGGAAAATCGTACACTGTCCTTGTCACTGAGGAGCCCAAAATAAATGAAATTCGTGACTTCATGGCTGGACATGCGGCTGTGACTATCCAGATTGAGTTGGAACCAGGAAAAGAGGCCTCACTGCTTCTGTGGGGTGATGTGCTTAAGAATTCCTACATCACCGTCGAATGACTCACGACTTCACCTACCTGGACCTGGTCAACAGGGTCCTCACGGAGGGGAAGCTTAAGAAAAACAGAACGGGCATTGATACCATTGGAATTTTTGGTGCTCAAGCCCGTTTTGATTTGGCTGATGGCTTTCCACTCCTCACCACCAAGAAAGTATTCTTCAAGGGTATAGTTCATGAGCTGCTCTGGTTTATCAGTGGCAGCACCAATATCAAGTACCTGGTGGACAACGATGTGCACATCTGGGATGATTGGGCCTATCAGCGGTACTTGAAATTTGTCTCTAAAATTGTGGTTGTGGGTGGAATTGATAAAACCACCTTGAGTAAAGAAGACTTCATCCATCGCATCAAGACAGTGGATGAATTTGCCAAAATTTGGGGAGATCTGGGCATGGGCACGTATGGTGGCATGTGGCGTGCCTTCCCATTCCATAATGACTATGATAGAACCCCAGACACTGTCGATCAGCTGAGGAAAGTCATTGAGAAACTCAAGACTAGCCCAGATGACAGACGCCTCATTGTCTCAGCTTGGCATCCCCACTGGGTGGATCACTGTGCCTTGCCTCCATGCCATGTCTTGTTTCACTTCAACACAGAGGTGCTCTCAGATGGGCGTAGAAAGCTCAACTGTCTGCTCTACCAGCGTAGCTGTGATCTCTTCTTGGGCGTGCCATTCAATATCGCCAGCTATGCCTTGTTGACACACATGGTGGCCCATTGCGTGGGCATGGTTCCAGGTGAATTTATCCACACCTATGGAGACCTTCACCTCTATGTTAATCATGTGGAGCAGGCCAGACTACAGGCCACACGAGATCCACACTTGTCACCACAACTTGCATTGAACCTGGCAAAGAGAGACATCTTCCACTTCAATTATGATGACATACAACTGATTGGATATAACAGTCACCCAGCCATCAAAGCTGAAGTGGCTGTCTAGAGACCAGCCTCTTTGTAAGTCAGCTTCACAGCGCCTGAGTCAATCAGGCGCTTTCTATTTTTAAGGTGGGCATCAGCGACCAAGGCCTTGTTCTCACCCAAGTACTTTACGGCCAGACCCTCCTCAACCATGGCCTGATTAAGAGACTTGGTCATATTCTTTGGGTCCAGAATATCGCCTAAAATGCGACCAAATTTCTCAGTGGAGTCTGAGAGAACCGTTCGAATAATGACGTAGTTCTCACACTTTTCCACAAAGTGCTTGACATAGTCCTTGCTGCAGAGGCCAAAGACTTTCTCAACCTTGTCAGTGGTACGACTCTCTGGCGTGTCTATGCCATTGAATCTGACCTTTTGATTGGCCAGAACCACATCAAAACCAAGGTCAATGTCAACAACAATAGTATCACCATCAACCACTTGCTTTACACGGGCATGGTATTCGAATGGCACAGTATCAGACAATTACTTCTTCAAAGTCGAGACCAATGTCTTGACCTTTGTTCGTATGGAGATCCACAAGCTCTTGAGCGAGTTGAATAATTGACCGACCGATTTGAGCTTCGCGATTATCTTCTGGAGCCAGTTCATGGGGTTCACCTAGGGTTACTTGTTTTGATTTTGGATCAGCTTGAAAAGAGACTGCGAGCATATCGTGGATGACATCATCAATGTGCTCCTTCACACTCTTTTTGCCACGGCAATGCCACTTCCTACGACTAAGGCAGTTTGGCTTGTTGCGGTCTTTGCCTCCACAGTCATAGCCAGCCTTCTGGGAGATTCCAGAGGATCTGGCACAATAGGAATCACCCGCAGAGGTACCAGGCTTGATCTTGTAGCCTTTGGCTCCATAGGAGACGGTTTTCTTCCTACCTGTTTTAGAATCAGTGTAGGACTTGGAAAATTTCTTACCTTTAGCTGGCATAGGCAAATCTAACTACACTGGAGGGTAGTAGGTTGTGGAAACGGGGGTAGTAAGGCTAAAAGGACTTAAAATAGCAGAGGGTTGAAAACTACACTGCGTGGGTTTTACCACCGTGGCACTATAGGTGACGCTGCCCATGATGATGGTAGTTTCGCCCAAGTAAAAGCTGTCACCAGTAATAGTGACAACCAGGGATGATGGGTCCTGGAGCACATATGTGACCACGGGCGAGTCACTGGGGAACCTTACACCAAACGTGCCAATGTCTACCCCATTCACAGTTATGACATAGTTGCCATCTGACACGGATGGCACGACAAACGTGACCAAGGTATTAGACGAAGTCTGTGGAGTTACCACAGTCTGACCAAACTTTATGACAGTACCCAAAAGCTGGTTGCCAATTATTTCAACCAAGGTGCTAATGGGGCCATAATTTCCGTTAAGTGAAGCTGTGCCTTGCCACACTGAACCCACATCTGGACCCCAATTTTGGTAAAATACTGAGGCCATCTCCTGTACATCGGCCAGGGTGCAATCGTACCAGGCGGATGTGGTATAGCCCAAGTCAAGTTCAACCCGGGCAAAGGGGTTATTTGTCAGAGTGATGATAACATGCTGCAGACCGTAGTTGTCATCACCTTGGAAAACGTGTGTGCCAGGACTGGTCCAGTCTAACTTGAGAAATTGAAACTGGTACGTCTTCTTGTCAACGGCATATTGTATCTGTTCGCTAGTCAGCACGCTATACCTACGCGAGTAGTTATGCCGGCTAACATGTCTATCTCAAAGAAACAACTTGCACCTGTTGTACAGTCATTCAAGGCCAAAGCAGAGACACTAAGGCCTGACAATGACTTGCAGAATGCCATGGGCCCACAATCATGGGGTATCCAAGTGGGCCGTGCAACGCAAGACTTTGAGAATTATCTGTCACGCATCTCAAACAGAATCCTTGGGCGGCTGGAAAAAGGTGAGTACGCGCCCACATCAGCCATGAATAACCGCAATCGTCCCATGGACATGGATGACGATAAGAAGGAACTGTCCAAGATTGGTGGCAAAGCCACTCGTGAGATCTCTAAGATCCTAGGTGTTTAGAATAGGCACTCATATCGTGTGCCTTTGTCTTTTGTGTCTGGACCCAAGACAGGGAACACATACTCATACCCACGGATTTTCTCCAGCTTTTCTAAAAGAGCAAGCCCGTTCTTCTTTAAACGTGGGTGTTGTCTGTCGATGAACATAACAATCTCACACTCATTCTTGCCAGTTTTCTTTTGGCGAATGAAACGACCGATAATCTGAGACATCAACTCGTGTGATACCACGTGGTCAGCCACGATGCCTCCACGTATCTCATTTATGGAAACACCCTCCTTGACCAAAGGCGTGATCAGGACAGCTCCAGGCGTTTTCTTGAGCCACTCAAATGTCTCATCTCTTTCTTTGGAGTCGTGGGTTGAGAAAAGTATCTTCACCAACTCTGGCTTTACAAGCTTAGAAATGCTCGCTTGAAGGATCAGAATGTGCAAGGTTCTTGTGGCCACAACCAACGTGGGATGGCCTTGATCAGAGAAGTGTTTGGCCCAGTCTGCAATGAGTTGGTTTCTTTCCTTGAATTGAATGATGCCCAAGTCATTCACTCGTTCCAACAAACACCAGCGAGATTCAATCTCAACGTCATCATCATCCACTTGAACATGGTGCATGTTTTGTGTGGGTATCAACTCACCCTTTCTGTCTCTCTTCAAACCGTCTTGCTCACTCTCTTTATAGTCACCTGTCTTCTTATCTGGCTCTGCTTTCTCAAACACAGGTCCAACATACTTGGCTTTGGACCACTTGTTGTCAATCAACACCCAGGCTGGACTTTCCGGACGGGCGGTGTGGGGCAGATGTGAAAACCTATCTTTCCAATCCAAGTTGTCCACCACGTAGATTGTGGGTTTGGCCACACGACCCACTCGGATAAGAGGGTCGACTTCAACCCTATTTCGTATGGGACCGACTAAACCATGAATCCTTGAAAAAGAAACCACATCGTCCTCACGAGTGGTGTCTGACGCACCCAGTCGAAAAAAGGCTGGAGTGGACAGGAGTATTCGTTGCCAACTCTCACTGGATGCATGATGATGCTCGTCGACCAACACTGTCATGAAAGTTCTGAACCACTTCTCGTATGTGAGTTCATCATAGTTTGCATGCATACATGCGGCTGTGGCCACCACCATGTCTTTGCCCTCACAGTTTTTCTTTCCACCGCCAAACTGGGTGATGTCCCAGTCAGGAAGAAACTTCTTGGACTCACGGTAGACTTGGTTGATAAGTCGTTCAGTGGGAGTCAAGTACAAAAAACGAGACTCAGGAAAACGCCGCTTGATCATGGCAGCAGCTGCACAAAACATGGCCGTCTTGCCACCACTGACCGTGACCTTATGAACACCATGGCCATGATTCAACCAGGACGCAATGCATGACTTCTGGTTTCCATCCAGTTCAAAGTCAGAGACTAGTAAATCATCAGGGACATCATCTACAACCAGACCATGAAACGGACTCTTGATGAGTTTTTCCTTGTCAACCTCAATGTGCAATGTCTTGCAAGCTTCAAGCACAGAGTCCTGCAAACCACGAAGGGCCTTTCCAGCTTGGGCAGCACTACGCTCAATCAGCTTCATGTAACCATCCCAACCCTTCTTGCCACCACTCATCTTGTAGAGCTGGTATGAATCGGCCCGCCAATAATTGGGTGGCCTTATCTTGGTGGCCTCAATGAGCGAAGACAGCTCTTTAGCATCACCCTCAATATGGATGTAGATAGCAGTCTCTCGTACAAAAATCATAGATCGAATCGTGAGACCCAGGCGTCTAGTGGTCGGTGTCCCACTTGTTTACCATCAGGCTGGCTCCACCAGAAAAACATCTGGTGTTGATGGGTTAACTTGTAGCTAAAATTAAATAAGTATTCACACATGGCTTGGTGCTTGGCCTGTGAGTCGTGTGTCTCTAGAAATATGGTTTTGAAAAAAGTTATGTCACGGCGATGTGCTGACCACAGAACATTGTACTCATAACCTTCTATGTCCATCTTCAGAACTGCGTTACCAGCGTAGGACTGGTGTCCATGAGTTATCTCCTCCAAAGGAATGCTAAAGATTTCAGAACCCTGGCCCACCTTTGAGTTGTTATCATCATCACTGATGAGAACGGGTTTATAGTCATGGCTAACTGCACGATTATGAAGCACGAAACTGCTATGGTTACCAAAACAATGGTGCAATCTTTGGTAATTTTTAGCGTTGGGTTCAACACAAATTACTTTCTCAGCTTGACTATGAAAATGGGCCATGTAGGAAAAAGTGCCCATGTGAGCACCAATGTCTACCACAAGGTGGTCCTTAAAACAACCTGGAGATAAACCATAGCAATTACGTGTGACAACTTCATCAAACACCCCTGGGTTCCCACCACGTAAAAAATCTAAGTCGATGTTACTCATGTCTATCCTGTGTGATTCGCTTTTATTGGCCTGTTAAATCTGTGTACACCTTTATTTTCTGGACAACTTCATCAAAGGGTATTGCACTCAATACAGCACACTGAGGCATATTGGCTGTGGGACAGTAGTGTGGAAAAGAAGTGGTATAGGCATGACAAGGTGCCATGTGACAAGCATCTTTCTTGAAGATAGGTGAATGATTCCTGTAGTATCGCACTCTAGTTTCTGGGTCGATGGGTCCCCATAATCCAACGCAGGGTATTCCTTGTGAACCAGCAATGTGGACAACCATACTATCAGGTGCAACACAGACCTCAGCTTGGCCAATCATTGCCCATAGCACCCTTAGGTTGGGGGCTGTGTACGGTACCACATTAAAAGGGTGGTCCTTGAGCATGTCCTTGAAAACGTGGGTGTGACCAATGCCGTCATAGACGGCATACCAGATGATGTCAGGAAACTTTGATGCCACATGCTTCAATAGGCTGACAGACTCATCAGGAGTCAGTGATCTCACTCGTGATGCAGCTGATAATTGGTAAATTCCAATGCGTCGGCCAAAGATCAAGTTGTGGGCTGAGTGCATCTCATCAGTAGTAAAGCGTGGGGCGACACACTTCAATGACAGGTCCACTGATGAGGGATCTATTCCAATCTTAAACAGCATGGAGTCAAGTGGGTGCAGTTGAGGACAATGCTCATCCAAATTGGCCACCACTTCACACATAAGGTGGTGATCAAAAAGTCCAAACACGGCCAAGTCCATGGGAAGTACATTTACTGATCTTATCCAAGATAAATTCGACCAGCACTCTGCATTTCCAGGATCAACAAGGACGTGCACTTTGTAGCCCATGTTGTGTAGTATCAAGGTAAGAGGCCAAGTCATGACTTGATCACCAAAACCACCACACCCATTATAAACAAGAACATTGCCACCCTCACCTTTTCTGGCCACAAAATTGGCCAATCTTGGTTCCAGTAGTGATTGCTTAAGTATGGATTTCTGGAAGTCTTGGCTCTGGGCAAGCTTCACGAGTTGTGCCCGACCAAAAACGTAATGACTTCCGGGCAACCCCTTAAACAAGCACTGGCCAGTGCTCTTGTTAAAGTGAAGATCCACATGTTTATGAAATGTGATGATATTCATTGGAATAGCTTTCGTCGACCCACAACCTTATAACCACGACTGGAAAGACGCACATCTTTGATGGTGTTGTCTTCTGTGATGTCTTGACGTGTTCGAATTTCGTTTAGAGTACCTTCTATCCGTATGAATCTGCGGTGCTTAAAGGCCTGATCCACGAACTCTGGGTCCTCAATATCAAATTTCCTATCCCTTACCTTTGTGAGGAATTCTTTCATGACTACAAGAACTGTAGTTAGAGACGTATGAAGCTAAAGAAACAAGCTGGACAATTCAACACCTATAGTGCTGAACTCACTTATGGTGAAATCCTTGTGTTACGTAACGGCCTTCAGAACAGCCCAGGTATGGGCCCGGAAGCAGATGAAATGCTAGAGGGTTTTAACTGGTACTTGGAGAAGATGCCAGAACCGGGTGAAGAGGGCGATAAGAAGGAAGGTACCTCTGACAACCCTAACATGGCCAAAGATAAGGCGGATGATGCCCTGAGTCCCATGTTGCTGGAACCCGCTCCAGGACAAGAAGACACGGCGTCTGAAGAAGACGACAGGGGTGAAGAGACACTGGCCGACAGACTGGGCGTCAATACAGAGGAAGAGGAATTGCCTGAGCCTCCCACACGCTAATGAACAGTCCGCTCATCACTGACAGCTCATTAGGCTCAGAAAGTTTCAAAATTCTGAGCCTTAATAATGCGTTGTATACTCACTCCTTGGAGGGTTTGAACGCCCACGACTCTGAAGGGGTTGTGGCCTACACCTTCACAGATTCTGGAGGCAACAGCCTGAGTGTCTATAGTCTGCTGATTGGTGGGCAAAATCAAAGTGGCACTGTACAAAAAGTCTACTTGCCTATAAAGAGCTTTGTTCCTGTGCCAACAGTTTCTGGTCTTTTTGAGTACAGCTTTGTGGGGCTTGGGTCTGTGCCCACGGCTGAGTCCACCAGTTCAACAAACATTGGTTTTCAAAGCCAAGATGACTTTGATTTAGCTTTGGTAAATTTGACGTTAGAGATCAACTCAGACGCAAGTACCACAACCGATGAGAAAACAGCCATGACAAATCTTCTCAGTATACTACAGTATGGGTCTACTGACCAAGACTATAACCAAGTGGTAAATGGGGTTACCTACACCATTCACCTTACAGTCTACACTTCACAGGCTTACGTCCTTGTATCCTATCAAAGATGAGTGCTACTAGCATACTCACATCTGAAGAAACGTTGTCCTTAGAGCAACGGGCAACCCAAGCCCAGTCAGCTCTTGAGGAACACGTTGAGCAGAACCATGGCCAAACACACTTAGGCCTGCTGATAACTACGCCAGTCAACCCATACAAGGACAGTGCGGGCCAAAGTTGGCCATCCAGCAGTGCCAGAGTTGTTGTTATACAGATCAGTGGTGTCAAGTACTATGTACCGGCTCAAATTGTGCCATGAACTCATCCCAACTGATAACGGCCAGTGATCTTGTGGCTATAGCCGCCCAAGTAGATCTGCTAGTGGCCAACGTAGAGGCCCACCGCAACTTAGGCCTGGCTGTTTCTCATGGCAACATTACCGTGGTGGATGAGGCTGTTTATGACAACAGTTCCACATATTTTGATGACTCACCCAATTCACCAATTGGCAATAGGGTTGGAACAGTCACCCTTCAGATTGTGGCTAATGGCCAAATCTATAGCATACCAGCCAGTCTGTCACTGTATGGTCCGCCAAGAGTTGGTACCATAACCCAGCAACTAAACACAGAGGCTTTTAGCTTTGCGTCTGCAGGAGACACTCAGCCCCCTGTTACTGTCACGTGTGAGTTCACAGCATCACAAGCCACCGTTGTAACATGGCAAGTGTATGTGGGCAGTGCTTGGGTTAGCATGAACACCGTCTATTTTTATTTTGGCGGAGGCCAGTATTCTGGACACCAGACCCATGATTTTAGGGCTTCAACTGCTACATTCACATATAAGAATGCTGATGGCTCCTCAGGCACTTCAACTGTTACGTCTGGCCTAGTTCAAAACACGACGCCCAGCTACACCGAGCCATCCGCTCAGACAGCATCACTAACGATGGCCTTCTTTACCGGTGACACCACTGGAAAGATAACTCTGGGCAAGATACGGTTAAAAATCGACAACTCGGCTATCGGTGGTGGAATTCGTTACTCAGGCGAATGTACCGTCACTTTGGAAGACCAGACTGGTTCTTGGATAGTGTCAGCCATTGAACATCCCTGGACTGACCTGGAGCTCAAGAGACTATTTAGGTTTAAGACATGGGCTTGCAAGCACCAAGCCTATGAAACGTCAATCTACAGAGGATCTTTGGGACGTCAACTAGTCGAGAGGATGGGGGCCAGATTCGTTGAATCTGGCCTAAAAGAAAAAGTCATCGCCATGCTGAATTCAAACATGACGATGACCCAAAGATACTCGACCTACAGGGCACTGATCAAAGAGTGCTTTAAGAAGTATTGGCCTGATTGCCCCAATTCACACGTTCAAAAAGAATTAGGCCACAACGACGCCAATGTATGAGATGGCCACGCGAGTGTCTGCGACGTAACCAGCAGGCATGGTTATCTGAACTGTCGCAGTTGGTGTGATCAACTTGGATGTCTGGCCAGCCGCCTGAAATGCATCATCCACCGTGACTGTCACGAAAGTATTGGATGTAGTAAATGGCGATGGCAAGGTAAGGACCAGGTTGCCTGTTCTCATCATCACCAACAGTTGGCCCTGAATTATTTTGAATGTGCTCGCACCCAGAGTGAGTGTGGTCACACCAACCGTATAAGAACCAGCACCATTGACAAGAGCAGCATAATTGCCTGAAAGAGAAGTGGTTGTGCCAGAGTAAGCGGTGGTAATGGTGGCAGTCGTGGAGGCAATGGACGCAGAACCACCCGTTGCGCCACTGATTCCTATTAGTCCACCGGGTGAAACACCCACGCCTGAGGATATTGTTCCACCACCCGCTTGACTGTAGCCACTTGGGTTGGTGGCTGAGATTTGGTTGGTTGACGTCTTGGAAGCCACCGTAAAATAACCAGCAGTGGCAATGTAGATGACCTGGCCCACAGTCATCCAACTGTTGTCACCCACATAGATAGTCACACTGCTCGTTTCACCCGGCATGGTGAAGCTGGTGGTCACTGTGGTGTAAGCAGGGCTCCCAGCACCATTGCTGCCACTGTAACCTGAAAAACCAGAGGCACCCCGTGTGCCGGAGAAGCCAGAATTTCCAGATATGCCTGATGAACCCGAGAAGCCAGAGGAACCTCCGCCATTTGTAGATGTGGTAGGAATAAGCAGTGAACCTTGAACTACAGCCACAGGCCTCATGGTGATCTGAACATCAGCACAGACTTCAGCTGTTGCACTGCCGATGTTGGTCACCTTGATGATAAATTCACCTTCACCGTAGAAAGTTGTTTGTCCACTGACTTCACTCAGGGTAGAAGACACTGATGTGCCGGTGGAAGCTCCATAGGTGGATGACCACAAGACCTCAACACGTACAGTGTTAGAGGGCGTTGAAGCCACAATGCCATTCAAAACTCTCGCTTCAAAGCCAGAAGGTATGCGGTAGTTCAGCACCACTGTCGACTGTGAAGCTGACAGTGAGATGCGAGGAATTGGCAGGTCAATGATCTGCTCCTTGTTGTTGACTTCAGAGATGAGTTGGTTGATCACCTCAGCCAAGACGTTATCTCGTTCAGCAAGATTACGCGTGGAAAAAGATATGGATGTGGCTGAGTTTGCGTCTGTATTGGTAAGGTGTCTTACGTCACCGTTACCATATGGAAGCCCAGCAGCTTTTGGAAGTATAAGTGGAGTGATCATGGCTTGTAATTGTACTCGACCTTGTCCGAAAAGGACTTGTAGAGTTTAAGGTGAAAGCGAACACGTTCATCCAAGAAAAAGTATCTCTGTACTTTCTCAACACCAATCTTTGAACGCTTAAAATTCATGGATACTGACTTGCCCTTGATTATCTTGGGTGTGATGGATCCCACATGACCAAGGTTAACCTTGCTAAGATTTATGACAGCTTCCTCAACAAGTCCAATAAGACAATCATGGACCTTGTTGGCTTCAATATAGGACAACTCACAGTCTTCCATGAATCTGCGAATTATCTTAGCCTTCGTAATCGATTTGGACTTTTTTGTCATGAATAGCTAAGGCCTAAAGTCAAAAACTGATTCAGCGCCTGAACCTGTATTGCAACGTTTATTTGACGTTGATTTGGCTGCCTCTCAGTGGTTATGGATATCACACTGACTCTTGGTTCAAATTTTGCAATGGCCTGATTCACTTCTTGTTGTACTTGAGCTTCAAGAACAGAAGAGTCTAGTTCAAAGACCAATTTTCCAATCTGTGTACCAAATTCAGGACTCATCAGACGCTCGCCTTTCTGTGTGAGCAAAAGATTACGCAAGTCAGAAGATATTACCTGGATGTCTGAACCCCCATTTAGTATCCACCGACCAACAGAGGCATTTTCGGGCAATATTGGCCCACGCAGAAAACCTCTATTTTCTGTTAAAATAACTGCTGAACCCACATCGAGGTATATGACACTCAAGTCTGTCGTTGGAGTGGGCGATTTAAAATTTCTGCCCAACACCTTGATGACATAGAAACCCTTGTTGACATAGTTATGACTGTAAGTGCCAGTTACAACATTGTTCGACTTAAGAGCTGAAGGGATATCTGTAGTAGTTCCATCACCCCACTGAATGGTGCCAGTCAAATACGTAAGAGCTGTGTCAGTCTCAGTGAGTGTCACTGAGACTGATACTGTTTGGCTTTTTAACGTATGACTTGTCGTTGTCGTCATTTGTTCAGTCGAGTATACTTACGCCAAGCCGGTTCACTGTCTTTATCAGATTCAAACACCGGTATTGGACCCTGATCTTGGGCCTGTGTCTGAGGCTTTTCTAAGGATTCTTTGACAAAGAGTGGCGTCATCTTGATCCTCTGCTGGTTCTCATTAAGAGGTTTCTTAGGCCCGTCCAGGGCCTCCTTGCTGACCTCAAAACTATTACCGGCAACCATTCGTCCTTCACCCCCTATCATGATGCCATCACCCTCACGAATACGAGGAACAGACAGCACGTCAGAAGCTCTACGGTACTTTTTCTTGGCATGATTATCCAAATGAGAGGCTTCCACGATTGACTTAATTTTCATCATGATTTGACTCTTTTCTGGGTCAAGACGTGAACTAATAGTTTCAAAGATCCTCTTCAGGTTGTCTGGATTGCCCTTAGCTTCAAAAGCGGGTGCTTCCATGGGTGAGGGCAACGCTGTCATAAAGACATTGACAACATTATCCGGCAACCTTAAGTACCGCTTGAATATGAGTTCAACCCAAGCTTCTTTAGGCAGGTTGTAAGCAGCCATCACGTCAGCTAACTTGCTAAGAATATCGGCCTGAGTGGCCAACAAGTCCAACTTCATCTGGTCTTCTAACCCACCAATGTCAGCCATCTTGGCTTGAATGTTCAGTGAATCCAGGTTGGTCTTGCCCTTAAGAATGGCATGAAAATTTCCCAACCAAGTGTATTGGGAAAGGATTGGCTTACGAATGGACCTTACCTTGCGAAGGAAGCGAATGTCCTGAGCTAGCAATGATTTTCCAGAAGGTGCACCTCCACCACCAGAATCACCAATGCCAAACCAACTCTTGGGCATGCCGATGATGGAATAGAAAAGGTCTGTCAGTAACTCAATGTCATAGACATCTGGAACATTGGCTGTGCCTGCGAGTTTTGTGATGGTATGCTGAAATCCCTTGGGCATTGCAACCCACAGGACTGAATCAAGCGCCCATGGGTTATAGAAGCTCTTGAAGTCGGTGGGAGCTGACATGCTGTCTGTGTCACCTCGTCCAAATGACTGCTTGCTACGAAGCATCTGCTTCCACCGCTGTACCGTACGCATCTGGTCAGCTGGGGCTTGTTCCTGCACGTCAATGTTGATTACATAACGATCAGGCTGAACTTGAGCTCGGTGCACAACCATCTGGTCCACGGCCATGCGAAGCTTCTTGTAGATTCCTTGTGCTTCATCATAGATTGCTTCACCATATTCAGATGTACGCATGCGGAACATACGGCGCATGTGGAGCATATCCCATGGGTACCATAGGTCTTCACTACGTCCTTGTGTAGCGGCAATAGAAGCGCGTGGAATCTCTGTGATACCGTCAGCTGCCACGAAAATATCGTTAGCCCGTGGCTTCCTCTCTGACCATTTGAAGCCAACGCACTGGCGATTCTTTTCTAGCCAATAACGACGGACACTCTTTGGATGAATAAAGTGTAGACCTAAGACACCTTCACCCTGAGCATACTCAATCTTCTCATAGTGGTTTCCAAGAGCAGCCAGGTACCAGACCTGTGAATTGAGAATATCTTCAACCCCAACACGGTCAAGCATCTCGTTAAGATCATCTTCAAACTCAGAATCATTGCATTCAAACCAAAGTGTTCCAGGGTTGATTGGATCACGTTGTGTGGCTTCCTCTACCAACTCAGTCAGAGCGGCAGCCATCATGTCCCAAGTTCCCATCTCCTCCCACAGATCAAGCACTTGATCCATGGACGTGGGACGCTTCATGATTGTCGAGTACTTCGTCCACGTGTCTGGATTAGCCACACGACTGGCGTCCATGAAGTCGTCTGTCAGCTCCTGGTTTGCTGATGCGGTGTTTGCACGAGGAATAATCGAGCTGATCGGGTCTCCCGAGCCAATAAAGCCCATCCGTCTCAGCAATTCTGTCCCTATGGTGCTAAATTTCATATGTTCTTGTAAACTAAGGTAGAGTATGTTCTCTTAACCATGACAGAACTAGGTAACCAAAACATTCGTAGTAAGGTTAAGACACCAGGAAAAGAAGAAATCATTGCCTTTAGACTAGAGAAGAACGACTGCATTGGCTTAGATAAGGCCATACAAGATCTTGGGATTAAGAGCGTCAAGTCACGTGGACACGTGAGCCGTAAGATTGTTAAGGACTTTCTCATGGGTCGACTGGTGTACATCACACCGGAACACCTGTCGTTGGACCCTGCTCGGAATCATCCGATCCACCCAGGTCTTGTGGATTTAGTTTGACTCTAAAAGCAAAGTGAGTCTGGCCCTTCTGCTCAAAAGAGAATGAAGTGTTCGGCTCAGCAATAAAAGCCTTGATCACATCCACTTGCTCTTGAGGAACTTTTCTAAAGAGCAGTTCAACGATGTAGTCATTACCCTCCTTAAGGATCTGAGTGGCCTCAAGAAATGACATCAAGGCTGGAGATGTCATGAGTCTCAACAGAAGACGGTCCATGTAGGCTTTGGCCTTTTCATCCAAAACCTCACTGGCTGTATCTTCCATCAGAAATTGTAAAATTCGATCAATTGTCACGGCTTAAGTACAGTTCTTGAATTTGTGATTGAACCCATTAAGGCTGAGTGGAGATGGCGCACATGTGAGGATCTGCCAACACCAGCTCCATATGTTACCACCTCTGGGTTTGCCGTGGATCCTCACGGTAATTTTCCACTCATCTATCGTGGTCCTAATGTCCGTTCTGCAAAGAACTGCTGGTCATTGCCATCTGGATTGCACGAATGTGGTTTTACTTTGGCCCAGCAATTTGCAGTGGAACTGGGTGAGGAACTGAATCTAGAAGCAGACCCAACCAGAGGCAAGATCATTGGTGTCTATGAGAACATAGCAGCCGTAGACAAGTGGCACTGGGTCATTGCTGTGTTAGTCATACCTGTAAAGACTTTGGACACGATGGTGAACAAGGAACCTGATAAGCATCCAGAGATGAGAAAAGCTCACTACACCCAACTTACTGAGATACTTGGTCTTAACTGGGCGCCACAGTTAGGTCCGTTCATTCAAGAGAATGCTAGTGCCATTCGAAAATCAATTGTAAGATTGCTCTGATGCGATTTCTAATCTATGGTGATCTCCAGGCCTCTGATGGTCATGAGAGATGTTTCAATGATACAACCATGCCCTTACAAAGATGGCGTGTCAATAAGACCATGGACTTTCTAAAGGAAACCTATGACACACACAAGTGTGATGGCCTGATTGATCTTGGCGACACCACAGATGACAGACAGGCCATTCCCA